CCTGTATGGCAACGACAAGATCACACTAGACCAGCGTGAGGGCTGGGCATGGGACATGGCAGATGAGGTCAAGCGTGTGGCTGACAACCCATACGACAACAACTGGTGGCTGGATGCAGACAAACCATTCCAGTTTCTAGGCTGGTGTATAGAGTTTGCTGGCCTAGTCAAGCAGGGCTGGGGTTACATGTCAAACCTACCTGTATCTGCTGATGGTAGCTGCAACGGACTGCAACATCTATCAGCTATCCTGCGTGATGAGCGTGGTGGTAGGGCAACTAACCTGATACCATCTGATATACCTCAAGACATCTACACTGAGGTAGCTGATGAGGCTATGCGTAACATCACTAGGGATGCAGACCAAGGCGAAATTCTAGCGAAAAAATTTATAGAGTTTGGCATCGACAGGTCTTTAACTAAGAGGTCAGTGATGATCGTACCATATAGTGGCACAATACATTCATGTCGTGCCTACATTGAGGAAGCTATGCGTGATAAGATTGAGAAGGGAACACCAGATATATTTGGTGATGACCTATTCGATGCCAGTATCTACCTAGCTAGGCATGTGTGGGATGCAATCAATGGTGTGATTACAGCAGCACGACAGGTGATGGACTACATCAAGGATGTTGGTGCTGTCTATGCTGAACACAACAGACACATGGAGTGGGTAACACCTACTAACTGGTTAGTCATGCAGAACTACAACGAGGTAGAGAAACGTAGGATCACCAGCCTAATCAATGGCAACACAATACAGCTAGTACTGAACAGAGATATACCTAACCAAGTAAGCAAGCGGCGTACTGGTTCAGGTGCTAGCCCTAACTTCATCCACTCTATGGATGCAGCAGCCATGACTAAGACTATCAATACCTGCAAGCAGCAGGGTATCAGACATTTTGCCATGGTACATGACAGCTATGGTACACACAGTAGCGAGATGCCAAGGCTGTCTGATGTATTGAGACAAGAGTTTGTTCAGATGTATACTGAACATGATGTGTTGACAATGCTAAGACAACATGCTATTGTCACACTTGGAACTGAGGACGTTCCAACACCACCAAGTCAGGGCAGTTTAGACATCAACAACGTATTGAAATCACAATACTTTTTTGCCTAGTTCTAACCTGTACCTATAGCCTGACTAACTTTAACAACTAAGGAGACATGATAGTGATTATCATTAAAGGCAAAGCCCAATGGGCAAAAGTATTTGAACCTGATACACGTTTCGTACCAGAGGGAGAGTACTCAACACAGGTCATCGTACCTGAAGCAGAAGCAGCAGCAGTGTGTGAACAGCTTGACGGAATTATCCAGAGTAAATTCCAAGAGGCTGTCAAGGACAACCCAAAACTTAAGGCAGTCCTGTCCACAGCTACACCATACAGCAAGGAAGTTGATGACAATGGTGATGAGACTGGCAACCTAGTGTTCAAGTCTAAGCTGAAGGCACGTATCAAGTCTAAGGCTGGTGAGACATACACACAGAAGCCATCAGTGGTGGATGCAAAGAAGACACCAATGGATAAGTCTATTGCTGTCGGTAACGGATCAACAGTTAAGATTGCTGTCGAACCATTCCCCTATGTGATGCAGTCAACCAAGCAGGTAGGTGTATCACTACGACTGAAGGCTATGCAGGTCATTGACTTGGTAGAGTATGGCGCACCATCATCTATCTTTGATGAGGAAGATGGGTATGTTGCACAGGCTGTAGCCAAGGACAACAGCAATGACATGTTTGATGATGAACCTACTGCTAGTAATGCCGATGACGAAGGGGACTTTTGAGGCAAGGGTCATTGCAGACCTAGATGAACGTGGCGTTCCATATGTATACGAGCCAGAGAAGCTGGCCTATTATGTGGAGCGTCACTACATCCCTGACTTATCAATAGGTACAATGATAGTAGAACTTAAGGGTTATCTAAGACAGGATAGCCAGCGCAAGATGAAGGCAATCAAGGCACAGTATCCAGACTTGGATGTACGCTTTGTATTTCAGAAGGCAAGTGCTACTATTCAGGGTGCTAAGAAAAGAAAGGATGGGTCTAAGATGACCTGTGGTGAGTGGGCAGACCGACAAGGTTTTGTTTGGGCAGAGGGTACTATACCTAAGGAGTGGTTGTAATGAGTATCATTGATTGCAGTGAGGAATTAGTATCTGATGTTGACATCAATGCTAAGTACACAGAGAAGGGACTAAGCCTATCAATCTATATTGATGATCAGGAGTTTCATTTCGCTGTAGACTACGAAGACATGGCCTTGCTAATGGCAAGCGATGAGATAGAATATCCTGACAAAGTGGTAGAGAGGATTGCTTCAGGCTTTGACCATGTAGCATATTTCTTGAGAGGATCACTAGGTAATGGAAGACAATAGTACATTCATCAGGCATGAGGCTTGTGAATCTTGTGGCAGTAGTGATGCCAATGCGTTGTATAGTTCTGGCAATCACTACTGCTTTGCGTGTGATAAGTTTACACCAGCAGAAGGAAATAGTATGGAACCAGTACGAGATACGGTTAGCACTGACACTAAGTTCTTGCAGCCTACACCTACACACTTAGCCAAGCGCAAGCTGACAGAAAAAACACTGAAGCATTGGGGCTATGGTGTGGCTGAGTATCATGGTAAGAAGGTGCATGTAGCTAACTACTACAACAAGGACAATCATCTTGTAGCACAGAAGATACGACACCCCAACAAAGACTTCACTGTTATTGGTAGCCTCAAGGATGCTGGCCTCTATGGTCAACACCTATGTCGTGATGGTGGTAAGATGATTACTGTTGTCGAGGGTGAGATAGATGCCTTGTCAGTTAGTCAAGCCTTTGACTACAAGTGGGCTGTAGTTAGTGTACCCAATGGTGCAGCAGGTGCGAAGAAAGCTATAGCTAAGTCAATCGAATGGCTATGTAAGTTCGATAAGATTTGTCTGATGTTTGATCAGGACGAGGTGGGACAGGCAGCAGCCATTGAGTGTGCCAAGATACTACCACCTGACAAGGCAAGCATAGCTACCCTACCCCTTAAGGATGCCAGCGAAATGTTACAGGCTGGTAGGACTACTGAATTACTCAACTCAATGTGGAGTGCTAAGACCTACAGACCTGATGGTATCGTAGCTGGTACTGACTTGTGGGATGTGGTGACAGCAGTAGATGAACGTGTGTCTATCCCCTACCCATACTCTGGATTGAATGAGAAGGTAGGTGGTTGTCGCAAGGGTGAGATTGTAACACTGACAGCAGGATCAGGCATTGGTAAGTCTCAGCTAGCACGTGAGTTAGCACATGGTCTTATCCAGTCAGGTCAGACAGTAGGTTACATAGCACTAGAGGAGAACGTCAAGCGTACTGCCTTAGGTCTTATGTCAATCGAACTCAACAAGCCCTTGCATCTAGGTGAACTAGACATCAATGACAAGGAGTTACGTAATGCCTTTGATGCAACAGTTGGTTCAGGTAGAGTATATCTGTATGATCATTGGGGCAGTACTGATAGTGACAACCTGCTATCCAAGATACGCTACCTTGTCCGTGGTTGTGGCTGCGATTTTATTGTACTTGATCATATCAGTATTGTTGTTAGTGGGCTAGAGGGTGGAGATGAAAGGCGTATCATTGACAATACTATGACAGCTATGCGTTCTCTGGTTGAGGAACTTAACTGTGGTATGATACTTATCTCACACCTCAAGCGTCCGTCTGGTGACAGAGGACATGAGGATGGCGCACAGACTAGTATGTCACAGCTACGTGGTAGTGCTGCTATCGGTCAGCTTAGTGACATCGTGATTGGATTGGAAAGGAACCAGCAAGACAAGGAACGGCCTGACATAAGCAACGTCAGGGTGTTGAAGAACAGATGGTCAGGTGACACTGGCCTATGTAACAGCCTTCAGTACATGAAGGACAGTGGACGTATGGTTGAAGTATTCTTTGATGACGAGGAAGAACCAGACGTAGAATTTTAACTAGTGCGGAGACACAGTATGGAATACATATGGGACTTAGAAGCAGACCATCTACTCAAAGAGGTGACACAAGTTTGGTGTCATGTCTTCAGGGATGTACACACTGACGAGGTACACACCTTTGACCCAACACAGACGCAAGAAGCATTAGAATTTATGGACAATGCACAGACCTTGATGGGTCACAACATCATTGACTACGACTTGCGTGTGATGAAGAAGCTACATGACTACACCTACAAGGGTAAGATAGTAGATACGTTGGTATACTCTAGGACAATCTGGCCTCACCTAAAAGAACTAGACTTCACTATGTACAGCAAGGGTAAGTTTCCTGCTAACATCATTGGCAGTCATAGCTTGAAGGCTTGGGGCGTAAGGCTAGGAGAATTAAAAGGTGACTTCAATAATCATAGCGAAAGCTTTGCAGCATACACAACCGAAATGCTGGACTACTGTATCCAAGACACAAAGGTTACGCAGAAACTGTATGAGAAAATTCTCAGCAAAAATTTCAGCAAGGATGCGCTGCATCTTGAACAAGTAATCCATACTCTGCTAGTACAGCAGGAAGAACGAGGCTTTGACTTTGATGTTAAGGCTGCACAAGAACTGTATGCTAGCCTAGCTGGACGCAAGGCTGACATCGAACAACAATTGGTAGACACGTTTGAGCCTACCATCGTTGAGTTAAAGACTAAGACTAAGACCATCCCATTCAACCCTGCATCACGACAGCAGATTGCTGACCGACTGATCAAGCGAGGGTGGGAGCCTACAGTATTCACTGATAGTGGTGAGCCAAAGGTAGATGAGACAGTGCTAGAAAGCATTGACATGCCAGAGGCTAAACTACTACAGGAATACTTACTACTAAACAAACGTATCGGACAGCTAGCTACTGGCAAACAGGCGTGGCTCAAGCTAGAAAATAATGGTAGACTACATGGTAGAGTAAACCATATGGGTGCTGTCACATCTAGGTGTACCCACGCCAACCCAAACCTTGGGCAAGTGCCTAGTGTTGGTGCAGCCTATGGTAAGGAATGTCGTTCCCTATTCATTGCACCCAAAGGCTACAGTCTATTAGGTGCTGACGCATCAGGTTTGGAACTACGCTGCCTAGCACATTATATGGCTAGGTACGATGATGGTAACTATGCTAAGGTAGTGTTAGATGGTGACGTACACACCACCAACCAAGAAGCTGCTGGTCTTCCCACACGTAACAACGCCAAGACATTCATCTATGGATTCTTATATGGTGCAGGTGATGAGAAGATTGGTAAGATCATAGGCAAGGGTGCGAAGGAAGGTAAGCGTATTAAGAAGAAGTTTCTTAGCCAGCTACCTGCACTCAAGAAGCTGAAGGATGCAGTATCCCAAGCAGCAGATGAGCGTGGTTACATCAAGGGACTAGATGGTAGGCACACACCTATCAGACACAGCCATGCTGCACTCAACAGTTTATTGCAGGGTTGTGGTGCAATCCTATGTAAGACTTGGTATGTATTCATAGCTGATGCTATCAAGAAGGCAGGACTAGATGCTACCATCGTAGCGTTTGTACATGATGAAGTTCAGTTAGTAGTAAAGGAAGGTCAAGAAGATGAGACAGGAAGACTTATTCAACAGTGTATGCGAGATGTCGAACAGCACTACGGATTCAGATGCAGACTCGACAGTGAGTACAAGTACGGACGCAACTGGTCAGACACCCATTGATTGTATTCATTGTAATGTAAAGCTAACTCAACAAAATTGGCCTCCAAGTTTTGAAGGACAAAAGAAGTACTTGTGTAGAGACTGTGGTAATAAACGTAACAAGGGTAGGATGTTTGTAAATAATAAGTATATACCAACATCACACCCTCTCTATAAGGCAGGACGATATAAGTCATTCGATGACGCAGCCTTCTCTGGTCTTGAGAACTACGAGCGTAGTACTGAGGGCATGGTCTACATCATCACCAATCCAGCATGGCCTAAGTGGGTCAAGATTGGTATGGCTGTTGATGCTGATGATAGGTGTAATGGCTATCAGACAAGCAGTCCCTTCCGTGACTACGAGGTTGTAGCTACAATCAGTACCAACGACAGACGCAAGGCTGAGGCTATCGCACATCAGATAGCAGAGGGTATGGCTAGTGATCGTAAGAACGAATG